ATCGATCCAGCAGATCCGCAAAGCGCCTACGAAGTCAATTCAAGAGAAGCACGCAGCGAACAGCCGCACATGGTTCTGCAAGTTCCGGAACCAACGGTCAACGTTGCAGCTCCAAATGTAACAATTGAACCAGCGATGGTTATGCTTGAGTCACCGCAAGTCAATGTTGAAGCGCCAAATGTAAGCGTCGATGCACCGACAGTGAATGTGACAAATACAATCGAGCGCAAGAGAGTCCGCAAGAAGATCATCCGAGATGAAAACAATTTAATTATTGAAGTCATCGAAGAATTTGTAGAAGGGGATGAATGATGGCAACAGGTCTAAGCGCTTATCTTGGAAACAAATTTCTAGATGCCGTCGGCAATGCCACCGCTTACTCAGCAGCGACAGTCTATGTGAAACTTCATATTGGCGATCCAGGAGCAAACGGCACAGGCAATCCAGCAACAGAGACGACTCGGAAAGCCGCTTCATTCGGTGCAGCAACGGCCGGTGGACTTACATCCGATGCAGACATTTCCTGGACAAACATCGCAGGCTCAGAAGATGCCACCTTCTTTTCAGTATGGGATAACTTGACAGCAGGAAACTTCTTATTTAGCGGAGCTGTAACAGGCAACGCATATACAGCAGGCGACACCTTCACAATTCCAAGCGGATCACTAACAGCGTCCCTAACACTCGCGAGCTAACATGGCTCAATTTGTCCTTGATACTTCGCAACTTGATGTTGATGTATTAGGCCCGATCACCTTCGCCACAGCAAGCGCTTCATTAGGATCCGTAACGGCAACGGCAACGGCAGAGATCGATAACATTGTCGCAGCCAATGCACCTCTCGGAGCACTGATCGCACAGGCAACCATTCCACAGCCAACAGTTCAAACTGCTGGTTCGCTTGGAGTTCCGAATTATATTCAACCAAACATCATCACGACACAGATAAAGCAACCAAAGAAAATAAAAGGACAAGCAAAGACACGACTAGGCGCGATGAAAATACAAGCAACATCAAGAATAGATTTCTCTGTGTTGAACGACGACGCAGAGCTTCTCTTAGTGATCTAGGACAAAAATGCCATATTTCATAAGCGACAAACAAAGCGACTGCGCAGGATGGGCAGCTGTTAAAGAAGAAGCAGACGGCACATACACCACCATCGGATGCCACGAAAATAAGCAAGATGCCATCGACCAGATGGTGGCCATTTCGATCGCAGAAGACATGCAACCCGGCGGCGAAGTAAACACCCGAGCTGTTGATTTATCAGCCCCGGCATTTATTCGAGCAAACGCAAAGCGTGGACTTGCATATTTGGCAGAGGGATATGGCGGCGACGGACTGACAGAAGGAACCAAGCAAGCAGCTCGAGAGATGGCAGCAGGCAACATAAGCGAAAACAAGATCAGGAAAATGGCCCCCTGGTTCGCAAGACACAAAGTCGACGGCCAAGCACCAAAGAATAAAAACCCATCCGATCCACAATACCCAGGCGCAGGATTAGTAGCCTGGCTTTTATGGGGCGGAGACGCAGACTTCAGCGACCGAGCACAAGACTGGGCGCAGAGAAAAATAGACGCACTCGACGCAGAAGCAGACTCAAGGAGCAAAATGACTAAGAAAATCGAACGCCGGACATTTACGATCAAGAATGTAGAAGCACGCCAGGCAGAGGACGGAACGATGCGCCTCTCTGGATACGCCGCCGTATTCAACGAAGACAGCGTGCCGCTTCCATTCCTTGAGAGGATCGCACCCGGCGCATTCAGAAAGACCCTGACCGAAACACCAGATGTGCGCCTCTTGATCAATCACGAAGGCCTACCTTTGGCAAGGACAAAGAACGAAACCCTTCGCCTCACAGAAGACGAAACAGGGCTTTACATGGATGCAGACCTCCCGGACACGCAAGCAGCTCGCGACCTTTACACCCTGGTCGAGCGCGGCGATGTTGATCAGATGAGCTTCGCATTCAGAGTGATCCGCCAGAAGTGGAGCGAAGATCGCAGCCGCCGAGTTCTCACCGAGCTCAGCCTTTCTGACGGCGATGTTTCAGTCGTGACTTACCCGGCCTATCCAACGACGACAGTCGAAGCAAGGGAGCACTTACAAAATGCAATCCAAGCTGTCAAAGAAGGTCGCGAAATTTCAGGCGAATCCCTTCTGGTTCTAAACACTATCTTCAGCGACTTATCAGAAGGACACGATTATGTTATGCGTGCAGTCGAGATGATGGCCGCATTGATCGGCGCTCAAGAAGTGCCAGAAGAAGAGATGCCAGAAGAAGAGATGCCAGCAGAAGAACCAATTGTTGAAGATGCATCGCCTCGATCCATTTCGCTACGACTTGCGCAAGCAATCGTCAACAATACAAACTAGAATTCTGCTGCAATCAGCAGATACAAAGCCGGAGCGCCTCTCGCACCCAACATGCGCCGCGAGATTAAGTGACACCACTTTGATCCAAAACCTAATCAGAAGGAGATCAACACATGTCAAAGTCTTTCCTTGATAAGTTGATCGAGCGTCGTGATGCAGTCAAGTCAGAGATGGACGCAGTTCTCGAAGCAGTAGCAGAAGAGAACCGCACTGACCTCACAGCAGAGGAAACCACAAAGGTGGACACACTCGTAGAAGAATCACGCTCACTCGATACAAAGATCGAAAAGATGAAAGCACAGGCAGATGCAGATGCAAAGGCATCTGAAATCCGCTCAGCAGTTTCAGATGTTGTAATGCCAAAGGTGGGCGGAGCAACAGTTACACGCGAAGAGCGTACATACTCACCACAGTCAGGTGCATCATTCGTGAAGGACGCATTCAATGCGCAATTCTCAAATGACTATGCAGCAAACGAGCGTCTAGCACGCCACATGCGCGAAGAGTCAATCGAGCGCCGCGATGTTGGAACAGCACAGTTTGAAGGTCTTGTAATTCCACAATACCTCGTCGACCTTGCAGCTCCACTAGCACGCGCAGGCCGCCCATTCGCCGATGCAGCGACAAACAAGATGGCACTTCCACCAAGTGGAATGACCCTGAATATTTCTCGCATGACGACTGGAAGTTCAACAGGCGTGCAAGTAACACAGAACGATGCAGTATCAGAAACTGATATCGACGACACACTACTCACAATCAATGTGCGTACGATCGCCGGACAGCAAGATATTTCTCGCCAGGCACTAGAGCGCGGAACAGGCATCGACTCATTTGTGATCGCTGACTTGATCAAGTCATGGCACACCACACTTGACTCACAGATCCTTAACGGTGCAGGCACAGCCGGCACAATCAAGGGCCTTCGTGCTTCAGGTGGAAACGCCGTAACATTCACATCAACAGCGCCAACAGTCGGATTGCTTTATCCAAAGCTTGCTGATGCAATTCAGCAGATCCAGACAAACGCATTCGTTTCACCTTCACACTGGGTGGTTCATCCACGCCGCCTAGCGTTCTTGCTTGCAGCAGTAGACAGCACAAACCGTCCACTTGTTGTACCAGCAGCAAACGGCGCAATGAACGCAGTCGGAGTCGGCGGAGCACCAACATACGGAAACTCCGGATACCAGATGCTAGGACTTCCAATCATCACCGATGCAAACATCGGAACGACATACGGAACGACTACAAATCAGGATGAAATCTATTGCGTAACAGCAAGCGAAGCTCATCTTTGGGAACAACCAGGATCACCTTTTGCACTTCGTTTCGATGCAACAGGCGCTGGAAACCTCACAATCAAGTCTGTCGTTTACGGTTACGCCGCATTCACAGCAGAGCGCTACCCACTTGCAGCCTCGATCATTTCAGGCACAGGTCTAAGCGCACCAACCTTCTAAACGAAGGCAAGCACTAAATTGTGCAGGGCGAGTGGCCCACCCCCCGAGTCACTCGCTCTGCACTTCTAACAGGGGGAAACAAATGAAGACAGCACACAAAGTAACAATCGGTTCGTGCGATCCAGGATCCGTAAATGGATCCTTTGCATACAGACTGATCCAACTTGCGCAAGCAAGAAGCAGCAGGCTCGGGCCATTTGTAAGAATCAAGGGTTCCGGACTTTTATCAAAGCAACGAAACCGCATGGTCAAGCAATTTCTGGATAACACAAACAGCGACTGGCTTCTCATGTTGGACTCAGACGAGCAGCTCACGACGCAGGCATTCGACGCCTTGATCGACACAGCCCATGACAAAGAGCGCCCGATCGTCGCAGGCCTTGTCTTTGCAGGATTTGGAGTACCAGGCAAGCCTTACCCAAAGCCAGTCCCGGCGATATTTCAGGACTCAGACAAGGGCTTCCTTCCGCTTTACAAATACGACAAGAATTCAATCTTTGAAATTGACGCAGCTGGAACCGGATGCCTGATGGTTCACCGAAGCGTTCTAGAGAAGATGCGCGAAGTCGCAGATCCAAACCAGGGAACCGATTGGTGCTGGTTTTGGGATGGGCCAGTAAACGGCGAATGGATCGGTGAGGATTTATTATTCTGCCGAAGGGCAAAGGCGCTCGGATTTACGATCCATGTGAACACAGCGGCCGTACTTCCACATCAAAAGAGCTTCTGGATGGAAGAGATCCATAATGATATTTGGCAAGATTAAGAAGACCCGGCGCAAGCCGGCAAAGGAAACAGCAACCGCCGATCCCAAACTAGAACGCGCAATGCTGCCAAAACCGGAAAGAAGGACGAAGCGTGGCCCTAACTAATGCCTATTGCACCCTGGCCGAATTGAAGGCCTCGCTTGCGATCACAGACAGCGTCGACGACACCCCACTCGAAGCAGCGATCACAGCAACAAGCAGAATGATCGACGATTACACCGGGCGCTTCTTTTACAGAAACGGAACCACACAATCACCAGTAGCTCGTTACTACACGCCACTCGATCCCTGGACGATGAACATGGACGACAGCGTCTCGATTACAGAAGTAGCAACAGACGATAACTTTAATCAGACATGGGATACCGTCTGGTCAACCAGCGATTACATGCTCGAGCCAGTAAACAATCCACAGCGCGGATGGCCAGTCAACCGCATCCTCGCAATCGGCCGATATGTTTGGCCTTATTATTTGCCACAGGCCTGCCGAATCACCGGCGTCTGGGGATGGACAGCAGTACCAGCAGAGATCAACATGGCAACCTTGATCCAAGCAGCTCGTCTCTTTACACGCCGCCAGTCGCCATTCGGAATCGCAGGAAGCCCAGACTTAGGCACAGTGCGCCTCACAGCCAAACTCGATGCAGATGTTGAAGCCTTGCTTCGACCATTCCGCAAGAACAATGGGCTGGCCAAATAATGCCAATGCAACCGAGTCAAGTGCGCGATGCACTCAAGACAAGACTTCAAACAATCTCAGGCCTTCGCGTTTACGAAGTGATCCCAGAACCAATAACACCGCCATGCGCAATCGTCGGCCAGTTAGATTTCACATTTGACATCGATAACGCCCGGGGATTAGACCAGGCAAATGTTGATATTTATGTGATCGTCCAGCGCTTCTCAGAGAGAGCAGGCCAGGACAAGCTCGATGGATACCTTGCAGGAACAGGAGCAACATCTATCAAAGCAGCGATAGAAGGCGACAGAACACTCGGCGGAACATGCCAGACATTGCGAGTGATCGGCGCAGAATCCGGAACCTACGACTCGCAATCTGTCACATTTCTCTCGTACCGATACCGCCTAACAATCTGGGGATAAGGAGATCCAAATGACATACACAGTAACCTCACATCGAGAAGTCTGCGGCAAGACCAAAGGCGACACACTCACAGCAAAAGAATTGCAAGATGCAGAAGTCAACGCAGAAACTCTGATCGCTGGCAACCACATCAAAGCAAGCAACACAGCACCACAAACCCCATCCATCAAAAACGAAACAGAAGAAGGAGCGACTAAATAATGGCTCGCATAGTTCTCACTAACGCATTTATCTCCGTCGGCGGAGTGGATCTGAGCGATTTGGTCGCATCAGTAACACTTAACTCGACATTCGACATCGTCGAAACAACAGGATTCTCATCAACAGCAGCAAAGACACGCGTCGCTGGTTTGGCAGACAATTCAGTAACGCTCGAATTTCACCAAGACTTTGCAACCGGCGAAGTGGAGCAGACAATCTATCCACTTCTCGGAACAGCAGCAGCTGTGATCGTAAAGCCAAACGGCGCAAGCACCAGCGCATTCAATCCAAGTTATACCTGCTCTGCTATTATTTCAGAGTGGACTCCGATAAACGGATCCGTCGGTGAATTGGCAACAGCATCTGTAACTTGGCCAGTAACCGGAGCAATCACGAAGGCGGTCGCATAATGGCAAGACTTGTACTAACAAACGCATCCGTTGTATTTGGAAGCACCGATCTGAGTTCGTATATTTCGAGCATCACTCTAAATTCAACATTTGATATCGTGGAAACAACTGCATTCGGAAACACAGCAAAGACACGCGTGGCCGGATTAGCAGACAATTCAGTAACATTTGAATTCCACCAGGACTACGCAACATCAGCAGTCGAGCAAACAATCTATCCGTTACTTGGAACAGCAGTCTCAGTGGTTGCAAAACCAGTAGCAGGAACAACAACATCAGTAAATCCGCAATACACATTTTCTACGCTAGTTTCAGAATGGACTCCGCTAAACGGATCCGTCGGTGAATTAGCAACTGCAAGTGTGACTTGGCCGATCTCCGGCGCAATTACCAAAGCAACATCCTAAAGAAAATAGGGGGAAACAAAGATGGATGGATTAAA